AGTTAATTCTTCTAATAAAACAGTAAACTCTTTAGCTTCTGCTTTATCTAAATGTGATAGGTCTATGTTTTTTAAAGCTTTTAGCTTATCAGCGTTAGAGGTCATTCGTTATACTTTCTTAGTTCGTACATTCTTTTATAAATGTCTTCAAAAGGTATTTCTTCTACCATGTCTAAGTTTTCTTCAGGGAATAAAGATATTAACGTATCTGATTCTCCAAGTTTTTCAAAACCTTTTCTAGGTGGGTATCGTAAAGAATCAAAACCTAAATCAGCTATGTTAGTGTTCAACTCTTCTGAAAAACCATGTGGAAAATACATATTATCTTTTGTTTTGTTTTTTAACATTCCCTGTAGTACGTATTCAGTGTTGGTGTTTTTAGCTGTTGGGCTTCCTTTAGGTCTAAAATCTCCGATTATTTCGTTTATTCTATTTAAGGTGTTTTTATCAATGTTTTCAACGTCTAATGTTCTAGAAAAATTAGGTCTAGTTAAATAAGCAGCACCTTTAGGACTTCCTTGTGAAACCAAACCTTCAGAATAATCAAAAATTCTAGGGTCAGAAAAACTTCTGTTTAGATAAAGACCTCCTGGAGAAGTGCCTGATGGATCAAGTTTTAAACTTTGAATCCCTGTTGTTGGACTACTATGTACTGCTAATTCTTTATTTAGTAAAGATTCTATGCCGCCTTTTGGTATAGATGGAGAACTAAAATCCATTTCTTGTTGTACAGCTTTAGGTACTTCTTTTTTCGTGACGGTTGGTTCTAGATTGGGTGTAGCTTTTTCTTTAGCTACCATCTCATCTAGTTCTCTTTGTGCCTTTTGATGTTTTTTCCTAGCTCGTTCTGCAGCTTCTTGTGCCGCATTCCCATCACCAGAGCCCACGTTTCTTAGTTCACGTTGTTCGTCAAACTTAGCTTGTTTTATTGTTTGCTGTAGTTTTCCTGCTTTACGTGCAAGAAAAGATCCTGGAATAAAGGGCAACATACTTGCCCCCATCATAATCCCACCCATCATAGGATTACCTTCGTCCATCATAAACTTACCTTCGCGTAATCCTTGTACGTCACCGAATCCTGGAATAAATTCAGACATAAACGTCATTTTTTCAGCTAACTGTTGTGCACGGTAATTATCTGATATGAGTCCTTTGTCTAATAAAAAGTTAGCAATGGTTTGTTGTTGGTTTTCCAACGGTGAGGGTTCGTATGCTTCTATAGTTCCATTAGCCATGTGCTAAGTATATGCTAAACGCTGACCATTTGAAAAGAAATCTGCAAAAATAAAGTAAAGTAGTTAAACTTAGGGACGGAGTTCTTGGTTCGCGGGTGGTTTTCCTTTAGACTCTTTCTTCTTGTTTTTGAATATCTTATCGAAGTTCTCGTTGAACTTATCGATGTCCGTGGGGCGTGGTTTGCTTCCCTTGCCTCCATGCCATTGGCTATTCTTCATCATTATCATACTCCTTATAGTATTCGACTATAGATAGAATGTTTTTAGTATAACGAGTTACTTCAGCCATATTCATTGATAAGTTTTCATATTGTTGCGTAGTTAACGCATAGTATGCCACCGCAGGAGCTTTACCTTCTTCAACGAGTTGTAGGTATTCAGCCATAATCTCTGGAGTAAGGACTTTCCACTCGACGTTTACCGCTTGAATCTCCATTGGCAACGGGGGGTGGTACATAGGTGCGGGTAACGCTATGGTATTTACTTCAACAGGTTTGGTCGGTATTAGTGAACAACCACTGACCGCGATTAACAAAAGTGTACTAGTTAGTAGCTGTTTCATCTTCTTTTACTGTTGTTATTGCTACAAGATTATCCATTACCTTTTTACTGCCTTTATTAACAATTTTCTCTACTAATCCTGGTTTGTTCAAGGCTAAGTTGTCTAGATCGTGCTTAGCAAATGTTTGTCTTAGTTTATTGACTTCACGAAGTGCGTTTTGTTTATCTGTTTCAAGCACGTCAAGGTTCGCGGACAGTTGTTCTTGTTTAGCTAGGTACTGTTTAATTGAATCGTTTTGTTCGGTTATCTTACTTTCGAGAACTATTTGGTTGGCTTTAGATTGCGATAATTGGTCGAACAGGTATTTAGAACCTGCCAAAGAAGATACCAATAGGACTCCGAGAATCAAGCTTACTTTATAACCCATTACGATTTCCCAGTAACTCTGTTTTGAATAAAATCTTTAAAACTATTGGGTAATACTTGATGTTGTTCTCGGTACTTACCTAGTTCGGGTATTAAGTCTTGTGCAAACGGTGACAGGGTTTCGGAACCCATGACTTTATTCATGGTTTTAGGATCATTAAACAAAGTAATAAAATCAGAGAACTCTGTTTCTATTGCTTCAGGGTTAATCTTAGACTCAACATTAGCATCGTAACCGTCATTAAAGAAGCTGTATGGGTTTTTCTTGTACTCTTTTTTATAAATATAATCAGGAGAGAAAGACTTTCTATCTGATTTTCTTATTTCTTGTAAAACATCAAAACGGTCTTGTTCATTTAGCTCTCCTAACATTTGATCAAGTCTATTAGGTTCTTGAGGCGGTGTAGCTTCAGACATGATTAAAGGACCCGCGAACATGCCTTCAGGTTTTTGAACATCGAATTTTGGAGCGTCTGTGAGTGTATCTAATATGCCTGCCATCATGAAAGTATATTCGAAAAAATTTTTTCTCGCAAAATTTTTATCATAGGGACTTATTTGTAAAGTACATGCAAAAGAGGATGCAACTCCAGGGGCGGGTGGGTGGGTCCCAGCTGGCGACTGGAAGAGGGGGTATGGGGGTTCGAAATGCAGAGCAAGAGACTGGGATCGAGTGAGCGAACACGAGAACAAGCGAGAAAGACAGGCAAAGAAAAGCCCACCGCGATGCAGTGGGCTGGAGTCAGTAGCGAACTACTCGACCGAGATGAAGTCAGACTTAATCAGTCTGTTCTTATAGAACTGCCAGATCTTGGCAGGAGTCTGCACAGTATTGAACTCAGCTACTTTATCAAGGGCTGAATTAAGTCCTGATGCATCGGTTCCAATTAGCTGTTCTATCGTTAACATATTACCTTCAGCATTAACAAGTGCTTGTATGATGCACTGTGCTTGGTGAGGTAGCTTGTTAGCGTTAGTCACAGTATGCAACTTGACATTGGAAGTCTTGTCAAACCTTCTTCCATTACCTTGCACTTTAAATGCAGTGAAGTTATCAGTCGCTTTCTTTTCTATAGTTTTGTTTTTCATAGTATTTCTCCTTTCTTGAAAAAACCGCCCCGCTTAATTGCTGAACTTGAATATAGTATAGTGCTTTACTTTGCGAATGTATACCAAAGAACTAAACTTATTTACTTTTATTTATATGCACTAACAATGGACAGATTGCAGTGGACAACGAACAATGGAAGAAGAGACGAAGAGACGAAGAGAACAGTGTACGGGTAGGGGAACGCGTGCACTGCATAGAGTAGAGTAGAGTAGAGTAGAGTAGAGTAGAGTAGAGTGAGCTCAATCCTTTTTGATAAACTCACCTTCGATGACATTCGAATCGCTTGCTCGTCTCTTGATCATCTCTTCAAGTCGAGAGAGTATGTCGTCTTTGGACATCATATCGATCTTCGCGGTAAGTATCTCGCGTCTATCAATGTAAAGTCCACCAGCTTTGCCTCGATGGACCTCGGCTGTGATGGCTGCGGATATCTGACCTTGTTCTTTTGCCTCCTCCCGTAGTTCGTGGAGAGTGGACAAATGATTCTCTAGGGAAACTGCGTCCTTCTCTGAGGCTGTGATTTCCAAGTCAATGAGGTAGTTTCGTACAACAGGGTTATGATTTAGTAACACACTGCCCTGAGTCTTAGCACCCTTCCTGTCTTTGGTATACCCTGCTTTGACAGCAGCTTCGGTGGCTGTTTGTCCTTTGAAATACTCTTTACAGAATAGTTTTTGCTTTGAGTTGAGAGGTTGCCATATCTTACCCTTGTCGTCAACGAATGCTTTACCATCTTCTGTGGGCAATAATGAGGTGTATGTTAGCTGTTTCATCGTATCTCCTGGAGTTGCATAATGTTATTGATATATTATTGTAAAACAATATTATTATATACTTTTCTCATGCCCTCTAGGTATCTTACCATACATTTGTAATAACTAATAGAAAACCTATTACTTTTGATACTCACAACAATCCACTGACCAAGAGCCTTGTAGCTTGATTCTATTAGTCTATTAGTGATATTAGCCAATCGTGAGATTTATTTTCAAAAACTTTTTTACTTTACCAGATAACAATACAATAGAACTAATAATAAAAAACCCCGCACGAGGCGAGGTCAAAGAACAACTCATCGAGGAGCTTTTAGGGTGACGAATTGTTTTTTAAATCACACACATCAGATCCTTTCACAAGGGGGAACATACTCACCAGGATCGACACACTCTGGTTGTTCTGAGTCATCGGTATCTGAGTCATCAATATCGATCAGGTGCTCGTCACCATGTAACCAATCTTCGCAACTACCATTCCAAGGTCTACTCATCACTAGCCACAGTCTTAGTCTTCATCCACTCACTGACCACGTCTACAGCTTGGCGTCTGCCTAATCCAGGATGTATTTCTCGTAGTTTTGCAGGTGCTCCGAACATATTCATCTGTCCCGACTCTTGCATAAGATCAAGCATAACAAAATATGGTAAATACTCTGCTTGTTTTTCTGTTAGATTATCCATAGATAGCCTCCATTCGTGCAGGTATAACGAACGTATCGTTACATCTAGAACAACACCTACCCGTGGCATACGGCTCAGCGTTCTCGCCTTGATCCCAATAGACCTTGCCCTCAGGTGTTTTCTTTACATCTAAATCGCCTGTGCAGATGACACACTTTTTATCTTTAGCTTCACTCATAGTTATCTCCCGATAGTTTTAGTTTCACATTCGTCGCAAGTAGTAATTATTCTAGGCTCGTCACCTATCAATAAACTACCACACTCACGACACTCTAAAGTAGAATTATCTACTTCATGACAGGGTGAACATAATGTCCCCTCATCAGTATTGATTACATAATAATCTTTTACATCTACAGTTTTTTCAGAATATTCGTCTCCACACTCAACACAAGTCCACCCGTCAGGACAAGAGTCGACAGCATCTCGTTTAAATAATATCTCACTCATAGTTATCTCCCGATACTCTTAGTATCATTAATAGTTATATATTGATATGCACCTTTATTGTAAGCAGGTGCACTCTGCTTTTTGCGGCTTTCCGCTAAGTCGTTGGCTGCGGCTTCTCCACATACCAAACAAGTCACATAACCTAAGGACAATCTGCCCTCAGGTATATGCTCGTGACATAATCTACAATTAGAAGTCGGCATTTGTAAAATACTCATCTATTTTAGGGTATTGACCATCGAAAGCATCGACGCCCACCCTATCTTCTAATTCTCTAGCACCTTCAACAACAGCAATAATCTTGTGACTATAATCCCAGTTAGGGTACATAGAATCACACTGTTCCTGGTTTAGCATCTCCGCTACAGGTGTCATACTGTCACCATCTCGAATAGCTAGAACAACTGCTGGTCTGCCATCATCATGTTTAACAGCTAACAAAACTAACTTATCATGATTTTGCTCAATCATAGTCATTTTTTCGTAGGTTTTCTGCAATGTAGGTTTACTCATATATTTCTCCTTTCTAATAGTTTGTTTAACTTACCCTTATATTATATAAAAGAGCAAAGCCAATGTAACCTAGCACTCGAAGTCGCCATCCTTTTTGAATAAGCCATCTTCGAGTTTACCAGTGCGGTCTTTTATCTCATCCCATGCTTCGTCCATACACTCTTCTAGAGTCATGCCACACTGTGCTGCTAATATAATCAATACAACTACGCAATCACCAATGCCGTCACGTATCTCATCAAAATCGTTGTAGGCTAGAGCTCTAGCGGTTTCACCAACTTCTTCCATTAGCTTTAACATTTGTCTATCGGGGTTTGCTGTATCTCCAAGTAATCCTTTTTCTTTAGCCCAGTCTTCCACCCTAGTGATACTGCCCCATCGCACACCTCTGTGGCTTATATGGTTTTCTTTATACCACTCAGTTTTATCGGTTGTCATACTCACCTTCCAGCCATTCTTTATTATCTTCAACATACTTCTCAAGAGTTTTAATATCTGTTTCTTGTTCTCTATGTTTTTCTGTTAAATACTCTGTATACATATGACTACAAAAAGAGTCCCATAGTTTTTTC